TCAGTCGTTCTCCATCGGAAAGGCAAAACGTGCCGCGATGCGCCGCCGCCACGGCGCGCTGAGGGCGCTTTCGATCACCCCATGGCCGCTGTAGGCGTGGACGAAGGACGCCTCGGCCCCAATGCGCGCCTGCAGCCCCAGATGTTTGGCGACGCTGCCCGCGCGCATCCGGAACAGCAGCACATCGCCTGGGGACTCATCGCCCAGGGCTTTCGGATGCAGGTGGCGCAGAGCGGCCTGCAGCAGCGCCTCTTGGCCCTGCGGCTCGGACCAGTCCATGCTGTAGCGCGGCACCGGCTCGGGCTCTGGCCCCAGCAGCTCGCGCCAGACGCCGCGCAGCAGCCCGAGGCAGTCGCAGCCCGCGCCGCGCCGCGATCCCTGATGCAGATAAGGCGTGCCGATCCAAGCGCGGGCCACCGCCACCGCGCGCGCGCCGCTCATCGTCTCGACCCGCCGTCGGTGACCGATGCGCTGCTGGCATGGGTCAGCATCCAATCTTCTTCCGGCACGTCAGGAAACCCTTGGAAGTTTATGATGTTGTTGAATTTAAAGCGGCAGGTTTCGAACATCTTGTCGCAGCCCGCGGTGAGCCGCACGCGATCTCCCGGCGCAAGCGGCGCGCGCAGCGGCTCCCACAGGTCGATGACCCGCAGCCCGTCGATGTGGCGGTCACGCTTGATCCCTCCGGACAGCCCCGCAGCGGCGCCGCTCAGCATCTCGAGCCGCCCACGGCTGAACCAGCCAAGCTCGAACCCCGGCAGAGGCGCGACCGAAAGGCTCTGCGAGCCATCCACAAAAACGATATCTTTTTCAGCAAGATAACCGGCAGTCTTGAGATCGAACTTGCACGCTGCATCGCCCAGAACCGCGGCGCAGGATTTGTGGTAGACCCGCCCCATGGGACGGTTCAGCCGCTCGGTCAGCCCGCGCAGTTCCGCATGAAAGGCCGAAGGGCCGCGCCGGATTTGTCCCAGCGTGCCGCGAAACAGGATGCGGCGCTGGCTGACGTCGATCCAGTTGACCAGCCAAGCGACAAGCTCGGCATCGTCAAAGCGCCCGGCCTCAATGTCCGCCTCCGAGAGCGATGCATCCGACAGCGCGCCCATCGCCTCGGAATTGTCCACCGAAAGCCCGGTCGCCTGCTGCACTGCCTTGGCGCTGAGCCCGCTGTCGGCGCGGAACTCCAGCCCGTCGAAGCTCAGCGCGCGGTCGTGGTCGGTAAAGCCAAGGCGCAGACCGTCGCGCCGGGTCAGCGCCCAGCAGCGCACCACGGTGGTCAGCCCGCCCGCCAGATGGGCGTAAAGCTCTGCCGCGCCCATCAGACCCGCACCTCGACCACCGGCACATCGGGCACTTGTCCGGCCTGAAAGCTCGCGACAGAGACGTTGATCCGGTCGGTGTCGAAGCGCACCGGCACGTCGAACTCAAAGCCCGCGCTGACCTCGGCCCCGGCCAGCGGCGGCTCGGCGAAGGTGACGAGGCCGGTGGTGGTGTCCACCGCGAAATGCACGCCCTCATGCATCTCGACATCCTGCACCGCCGCCAGCACCGTCCCGGCCACCGGCTTGGTGATGGCGCGCGCATAGCTTGCCGTGCCCGAGCGGTAGATCTTGGTGAGTTGGAAGGTGCGGGTCGCGCCGTCGCCGCGAGCGATCACCTGATCCCCGGCAGAGACGCTCTGCGACGGCAGGCAGGAGGCGTAATCCGACCAATCCTTCCAGCGAAACCCGTAAAGCTGCCCGCGCCGCGCCTCGAAGAACGCCAGAAGCTGCGCGATATGATCCAGCGAGCGCAGCCCCAGCCCGGCGTCAAAGCGCCGCCGCGACTGTGCCCAAGGGGTGTTGCGCTCTTCGAAGCCCGAGCTGAGTTCGACCACATCGGTGCGACGCTCTGGCCCGCCCATGGCGCCAAAGCTGAGGTCGGCGGGAAAGCGTATCTCGTGAAAGCTCATGATCGCTCCTTCAGCGGTTGCGCGCGCCCTGCGACAGCGCGCGGCTCATCTGCGCGGCGATCTGCGCGCGGCTGCGCTGAAAGCCCTGCACGTCGGGGGTCTGGATGTTCATCACCACGGTGACCGGCTGGCTGCGTCCCTCGGAGCGCACGCCAAGCCGCCCGTCGGCGCCGCGCGACAGCGGCAGGATCGCCTCGGGCCCCGCCTCGCCCATCAGGCCCGTGCCGCCGCGCATGGGAAAGCGCACCGGCCCGCTGACGACGCCGCCGCTGGCAAAGGGCGTGACCCGCCCCTGCGAGAAGGCGCCGCCCTGCGCAAAGGGCGAAAACGCCCCGAAAAGCTGCGTCACCCCGGCGGCGAGAGCGCCGCCCAGATGGTCGGTCACCGGGCGCACCGCCGCGCGGTAGGCGCTGTCACGCACGCTGCGCGCCACTTGCTCGAGCGCCTCGGAGGCGCTGCGCCCGCCGAACACCACGCCATCGAAGGCCCGCGCCAGCGAGCGGCTGAGCGTGCCTTCGAGCTTTGACGCGCCGCGCCCGGTGGCGGAAAACGTATGGTGGATGCGCTTCAGTTCCGCATCGAACCCCGCCGCCATGGTGCTGGCCCCGCCAAGGCTCTGCTCCAGCCCCTCGAGGGCCCGGTCAAGATCATCCATCTCGGTCATCGCCATCTCCCTGTACCGCGTCCGGGAAGGCCGCGATCAATTCCTCCAGCCGGGCGCGGCCCATCGCGCGCGACCCGCCGCTGCCGCCCAGCATCAGCCGCAGTTCGGCGGGGGTAAGCGCCCAGAACTCCGCCGGGCGCAGCCCCAGCCGCTCGACCGCCGCACGCAAAAGCGCCGCCCAGTCAAAGCCGCTCATCCGGTCTCTCCGGGCAGCGCGAAAGCATGCGCCAGAAGCTCTGCCGCCGCGCGCGCGGCCAGCAGCGGGCCACCGCCGATCTCGGCGCTCACGAGGTCCTGCGCCGTGCCCGGCCAACCGCCCCCGCGCAGCCCCGCGACGATCAGCGCGAGCACATCGCGGGTCGAGCAATTGCCGCTTTCGAAACGGCGCACGAGATCAAGCAGCGTGCCGTCCTCCAGCATCGCCTCAAGTTCCGCCAGCGCGCCCAGCGTCAGCCGCATCACGTGGCGCTGGCCGTCGATCTCCAGCGCCACTTCGCCGCGCCACGGGTTCGGCATTTACGCCTCCACCGCCGGCACGAAGCTCAGCGCCCCCGCCGAGGCGAGCGCGATCTCATAGGTCGCCTCGCCGTCATGGCTGCCGGCATAGTCGATCGAGGTGAGCTGAAACGGCCCCTCGACGGTGCCGAAATCGGGGATGATCACCTGAAAATCCGGCGTCTCTCCGTCAAAGAAGATCTGCCGCGCGCGCTCGTCGGTGCCCGCGTCCTTGAACACGCCCGAGCCAGAGAGATTGGCCGATTTCACCCCGGCCCCGGCGAGCAGTTCGCGCCAGCCCCCGGCGCTTTCCAGAGAGGTCACATCGACGCTCTCGGCGTTGAAGCTCACGCGCGTGGCGCGCAGCCCCGCCATGGTCTCGAACTGGCCGTCGCCGGTCAGGTCGAGCTTGATCAGAAGGTCTTTGCCGTTCTGGGCAACCATTGTCGCAACTCCTTGATTTGGCGCGTTCAGTCGTCTTCGAGCCGCGCGCGGAACGTCATTTCGATGCGGCGAAGCCCGCCGGTCTCGCGGCGGGCGCGGGCGCGGCGGAAGCGCAGGCCGATCAGCCGTCCGCGGCTCAGCACCAGATCGGCCTCATGCAGCGCGTCAGAGACCGCCGCCGCCACCGTCTTGGCCGCCGCAAAGCCCGCCGCCTCGGTCACCACGGCAACGGTGAGATCGTGCCAAGCGCCGCGGCTGCCCACATCCGAGGCATCGCGCGCCTCTTCCGCGCCGAGCGTGACGTAGAGCGGCGGCAGGTTTCCGGCGGGCAGCGCGTCGTAGATGTTGCTGCCGACCAGCTCGGCCAGCGAAGCATCGCCCTGCAGCGCGGCAAACACCGCCGCCTGCAGCGCGCCGGACATCGCATAGCTCATGACGCCAGCTCCTCCTGCGCTTCGCATTGCAGGTAGAGGCCCGAGGTATCGCGCTCGGTCACCGCCTGAATGTCGAAGATTCGGCTGCCGCGCCGAAAGCGCTGGCCCGGTGCCGGGCGGCTCGACGATCCCTCGGGGGCCGCGCGCACGGTGATGCGGAAGCGGCCCCGCGCCACCGGCCCGGCCTCGCCCTGCACCTCGCGCCCGCTGCGCGGCTGCAGTTCGGCCCAGAGCGTGCCGAGCGCCTGCCAACCCTCGGTGAAACCGCCCATACCGTCGGGCGTGCGTGCCGGGGCCTCGAGCACCAGCCGCTGTGAAAGACGCACCGCCCTCATGAGGTGAACCCCATGCGCAGCGGGCGGTAGCGCGCGATCAGCGATGTTACTCCGAAGGGCATGCAACCCTGGCTCAGCGCGGTTTCGTCGCGGTATTCGTAGTAATGCGCCGCGAGCAGCAGCACCGCCTGCGCCAGATCGGGCGGCAGCGCATCGAAACTGGCGGCAAACCCCGCGCTGAAGCGCAGCTCTGCCGCGCCGCCCTCGGGGATGGTCGGAAGCGTGGCCCCCTGCGGGCGCAGCCGCGGGGCGATGCTGTCCACCTCCAGCCGGTAGCGCTCGGGCGCGATCACCTGCGCCGCGCCGTAGCGGTCGATCAGCGCCAGTTCGGTGACGCTCTGCACCGGCGCCAGCGGGAGCACCGCGCCCTCGGGGTCGCGCCAGCCGTGCAGCGTCCAGAGGAAGCTGCGGATCAGCAGCGCCTTGCCGGTCCGTGCCTCGATCGCCGCCAGCGCCGCGCGCAGAAAGGCCCGCAGCACCGGCTCCTGCAGGTCCGCCTCGTCAAAGCCGCTGCCCATGCGCAGCTGCGCCGTCAGCGCCTCGACCGGCAGCAGCTCGTCCGCCACCTGCGTCTCTTCGATCACCATCATCAGCCTTCTCCGGTTCGTGCCGCTGGCGGCCATGGCGACACCCCGCCGCCATGGCCCCTCACGCTCAGCTGGTGGCGCAGCGCAGCAGCTTGATCGCGGCGAAATCGCTCACGTCCCCGCCGACGCGCTTGGTGGCGTAGAACAGCACATGCGGCTTGGCGCTGAACGGATCGCGCAGCACGCGCAGATCGGGGCGTTCGGCGATCGTGTACCCGGCGGCGAAATCGCCAAACGCGATGGGATAGGTATCGGCGGCGATGTCGGGCATGTCCTCGGCGATCAGCACCGGGTAGCCCAGCAGCCGCGCCGGTTGCCCTGCCGAAAGCCCGTCGCTCCACAGGTGCCGCCCGTCCGCATCCTTGAGCTTGCGCAGGGCACCGGCGGTCTTGGAGTTCATCACGAAGCTCGCCTTGGCCCGGTACTCGGCGCCCAGCGCGTAGACGAGGTCGATGATTTTGTCGCCATCGCCGATCCCGGCGGCCACCTCTGAGGGCACATAGCCCAGATTGCCCCACTCCCAGATCTCATTGTCGACCATGCTGTGCGACAGGATGCCCATGGGCTTGTCGACGCCATCCCCCACCACGAAAGCCGCCGCCTCGGCGCGCGAGAACTTGTCGGCGATGCGCCCGGCGAGCCACGCCTCCAGATCGAAGGCCGCGTCGTCCAGCAGCCGCTGCGAGGCTTTGGGCATGGCCGAAAGCTCGTGCAGCTTGATCTGGATGCGGTCGATGGTCGGCGTCTCGCTCTCGGTGCTGTCGGAAAGCTCGTTCGCCCAGCCCGCGCCGGTGTCGCCCTGATCGACCAGCACGTCGAAGGATCCCGCCTCGACGCTCACCACGGCAGCGATGGCACGGATCGAGGCCGCGCCTTCCAGCACGCCGCGCACGGTCTCGGAGGTGACCGGATCGACGAGATAGCCGCCATCCGCCGCGACGGCGGTCGAGAGCGCCTTGCCCTCCAGCACCAGCCCGCGCAGCCCGTCGTCGTCGCCGGTGCGCAGATAGGCGTTGAATGCCTTGCGGTGCGGCAGCTCCAGCTCGGCGGTGGTGGCCAGCGCCGGGCGCGCCGCGGCATGAGAAGTCTTGGTATCCAGCATGGTCAGTCGCTCTTCGTGTTTGTCCAGTTTCGCGTGAATGTCGGCCTGCATGGCCCTGATGTCCGCCGTGAGCCCCGCCATGGCGGCGCCCACTCGGGCGACCGGGGACAGATCTTCCCCGGCCCGAGAATGGCTCTCGGTTGTCTTCATCAACTCGGTCCCCTGTTGAGGGCGCGCGTCAGCGGCGCGCCAGGTCGAGGCGCGCGGCGTCGATGGCCAGCGCCAGATCACGCATCATGTCTGCCTCGGGATGCTCTCCCTTGGCCGCCACCCGCGCACTGGGCAGCATCGGGAAAGTGACAAGCGACACCTCCCAAAGCTCCAGTTCCTTGAGGAGCCTGCGCCCCCCGTGCTCTTTCACCGCCGTGACGGTGCGATAACCGATCGACAGCCCGTCGATGGCCCCCGCAGCGATGAGCGCCGCCGCCTCGCGTCCCTTCTCGACGCTCTCGAGCAGCCGTCCTTTCACATGCAGGCCGCGCGCGTCCTCGCGCACCTCGTCCCAGATGCCGATGGGCTGGCCCGGGTCGTGCTGCCAGAGCATACGAACCGCGCGGCCCTCGTCTGCCAGCCGCTTCAGCGAGGCGGCATAGGCCCCTTGTGCCACGATATCGCCCCCCTGATCCGGCGCGCCGAAGAGCGAGGCATAGCCTTCGATCCGCGTCCCTTCGGCCTTGGTGACCTGCGCGGTAATCTCTGTGCCCAGCCGGCAGAACTTGTGCTCCAGTTGCATCGCTTGCATCCCTTCGTGTTCCGCCCCTCAGGGCGCCATGGTGACCAGTCCCTGCAGCGCCTGCGCCAGCAGACCCGCGGCCACCCCGTAGACCGCCAGCCACAGGCGCTTTTCCAGCCGTTCCAGCACCAGTTCGAGCCGGGCGAGCCGCCCTTCCAGCGCGTCGATCTGCAGCTTGTGCAGCCGCTCGTGGGCATCGAGTTTCAGCGCCGGGGCGCAGGCGAAGGGCTCATAGGGCAGATCGCGCTCACGCACCGGGTTCTTCCCCCATATTCCCCCCCGGTGTGTCGCCATCCTCGGTGAGCGGCGGCAGCCCGAGCATCCGGCGTTTTTCCGGCACGGTGAGGAAGGCCGCCTCGGAGACGCGGCGCCAATGGGTCTCGCGTTCCGCCGACAGGGCTGGCACCTGATCGAGGTCGGGCTTCAGCTCGACCTCCTCGCCGGTGAAGCCCGCCAGCCACCTGCCCAGCGCCGCGCTCACCCGCTGCGCCAGCGGCAGGACGGTCAGCCGATAGAAGGCGCGGTTGGCCTCTTGGTAATTTGCGTAGGTCGCATCCCCGGGGATGCCCAGCAGCATCGGTGGCACGCCAAAGGCGATGGCAATTTCGCGCGCGGCGGCCTCCTTGGTCTGGCGGAACTCCATATCCGAGGGAGAGAACCCCATGGGCTTCCAGTCGAGCCCGCCTTCCAGCAGCATCGGCCGCCCGGCGTTGCGCGCGCCCTGATGGTTGCTCTCCATCTCGGCCACCAGCCGCTCGTACTGGTCCTGCGCAAGCGTGCCCTGCCCATCGGCCCCGGTCCAGACAATCGCCCCCGAGGGCCGCGCCGCATTGTCGAGCAGCCCCTTCGACCAGCGCGAGGCGCTGTTGTGCACATCCACCGCCTGCGCCGCCGGTTGCAGCGGCGACAGGCCATAGTGATCGTCCTGCGGGTGGAAGTTCTTCACATGGCAGATCGGCGCAGGCGTGTCCTGCACGTCAAAGCGATGGCGCCTGCCGTCCACCTGATACTCATAGGCGACGGGCCAGCCATCAGCCCCCGGCACCAGCCGCATCCGTTCCGAGCGCAGCACATGCAGCTCCACGGGCAGCCCGCGTCCCTGGCCCACCGCTTCGACGTAGCCATCCCCCGACAATAGCAGCTGGCCATACAGCGCCTCGAAAAGCTCGGCACGCCCCTGCGCGGGATTGGGTGCGTTCAGGCAGCGCAGGATCGGATGAGTGCTGTAACGCATCTCACTGTCTTGCAGCACCAGCGGCAGCGCGGCGGCAGCCTCCGAGATCAGCTTCACCGCGCGAAAGCCCACGGGGTTGCCAGAGAAACCCTGCCGGGTCAGCGAGCCGGTGTCACGCGGCGTCCACGCCACACGCCCGACCGCCTGCATCGCGACAAGCGGCCCGACGGCCGAGGCCTTCACCTCGGGCAGAGTTTCCCCCTCGCGCGTCCGCCGCAGAAATTCGAACACCAT